CATTTATTGTAAGATCTAAATAAGGAATGAAAGAATGAGCTTAATACACGTTACTACCCAATTTATCGAAAACTATGGTGCCCATGATTATGAGGGTGGAGATAGAGTAAATAATCATTGGAAATTTAAAGGTGGACATGATTATTTGATATCTGATACACCAGAAGATGCGTTTGGTAAACCCAAATGTGCTAATGTATTAGCACTTATTACACGCTATGAAAATAGTTTAGAAATTGATTCAAAGTTTGGGATTACATATCCCACTAACTATAAGATTGTTAAACGTAATTATAAGACGAGGGAAGAGAGGGTTGTTGATAAGGATACTCCTGCTTCTCTTTTACCACGAAGATGGAGTTATTGGCACTTAGAACGTTTAGTGTCTAAGAAAGACGAAACGGTAGAAAATGGATAAAAAAATTAAAATGACCGTTGATTCTTTATCTCGAAAGGAAACTAAAAAGAATAAGAAAATTCGCGAAACAAAACAACGTCAGGCGGCTGGTCTTTTTTTATTAGACGCACGGATGAAAATAAATGGTTAGAGGTCAACCAGATTTGCAACAAAAAGAAGCTGAAAATTATTGGGTTGGTAACTTAAAGGGAAGATACGATTTTGTTCTTAAATATCTAGGTGGTAATTCGACTAGCCGAGGATATACCGTTCATAAATTTGAAGATAGAAAGGGACGTAAATTTCTTACTTACAATGATTTTAAACCCGACGAAATTGAAGTATCATTTCCTGCTGAAGCAATAAACCGACTGTCAGGTGAATCATATAGATTGAAGACTGATGATTGTTTTACTTGTAAGGCAACAGTCATTCGTCATGACATTAATAATTTTAGAGTTGATGTTCCTTTTAAGGAAACAATTCTAAATAGAGTTATATTTAATGAGTTGTTAGGAAAAAAAGGAATTGCCGCTGGTGACTACTAAATCTGTTAGAGCTTTGGATAAGACGGCTATCGCAACTAAATTTAATATCCACGACAGTAATCTTGAAAAACTTTTTGAGTATATTGAAAATGTGGATACGAGATTAAAAACAATTGAAGAAGAGTATCTACGATATGATTTTGGTTATGACCCAATTGAGACTATTAGAAGGAGATTGGGCTTACCAAGAGAGAAAACTCTTGATGACAGAATAGAAGAACACAGGGGTGGTGGTGACAAACTTTGGAAAGATAAGTTTGCTATGGATAAACCCGATAAATAAAAATAATTATGAAAATTAAATTACCTATAAAAAACCCACGACAAAGATTATTTTATCTTAGAATGGCAGAGAAACGGGCTAAAAATCCTGAATTTAAAGAACTCTGGAAAAGAAAAATAAAAGAGTTTAAAGAAATTTATAGCATTTAGTGTTATAAATAAACTATAGAGACGCCCATTATGGGGTTTCTATTTTTAATAACCTTGCTTACTAAGAGGAGGTCAATATGACTATACATGAAGCAATTTGGAGAGATTTCTCTCCGTTCACAATCGGGTTCGATAACGTGTTTTCACAGTTAGAAAGAGTCCGTTCAACACCACAAACTAATTATCCACCTTACAATATTCGTAAAGGCTCTCAAGACGATACTTATCTGATTGAGTTAGCTGTTGCCGGATTTGCAGAAGATGACTTAACTGTAACAGTTAAAGAAAATAATCTGACAGTCGAAGGCGAACTTGGTGATAAGGATAATGGTTTTGTTCATCAAGGTATTTCTCAACGTAAATTCTCTAGGAATTTTGTTTTAGCAGAAGATGTACTTGTTAAGGGTGTTGATTTGGCTAACGGTATTCTTACCGTATATGCAGAGCGCATAGTACCAGAAGAAAAGAAAGCTCGAATTGTCGAGTTTGGAAATCTTTCAAAGACAGCCAAAAAACAATTCTTACAAGAATAAGAAAAAAAGTGGTCGGGGGGTGTTGACATCTCCCGATTTTCTGTTATAATGATCATAATATAAATATATTTGAGGAGAAAAAATATGTCATTTTGGTCAAAATTTAAAGAATTTTTTGCATTAACACCATCTGGAGAACGTACGCGTGATGATGAAGGTCGATTTGTCGCTGACGATAAATCTACTAAAAATGTTAATGAGGCATACAAAGATGGTCTAACACCCAAATCAAGAGCTAAGAAAAAGGTTCCTGCTAAGAAAGGTAGGGGTCGTCCTAAAGGTTCTAAGAACAAGAAGAAATAGATGCCATTAGTCAGACACAAAGTTGGAATAGATACAACTAGAAAGTGTACTTCACAAGGCCAAGGTGGTCGAGGAAGAAGAATTAAAATTTCTATGTCAACTATGAATAAACATAAACGACGCAACCATAAGAAATATCGTGGCCAAGGAAGATGAGATACTAAATACTGATTATCCACTATTTAATGATGGACTCTATACAGAAGTTGTTCATGAGAATGGTGAAAAAGCTATTCGTGTTTTAAAGGGTGATTATAAAGATGTTATTTTTCAGTATGGGACAGTTGAATTAGTACCTAAAGAAGAGGAAGAATTTCCTACTATAAACTTTGAAAGGGCTGTGAGGTCATGTCCTGAAGAAATGACTGAAACGATATCTACAGACAAACAATTTAATCAACTTATGACTAATATACTCATAGAGTTGATAGCAAATGAAGGAATAAAGGAGCTTAATTATGGATTACAACAAGAAATTCAAAGTAAGACTGAAAGAAGAGATAATAGCTGATGAGGGTGAGGTCTTAAAAGTATATAAAGACCATTTAGGATACCCTACAGTAGGTGTAGGACATTTGATTCGTGAAACAGACGATGAGTATGGACAAGATGAAGGATATGTTATTACTAAAACTAAGAGTGATGAATATTTATTTCATGATTTAAACACAGTTTTAGAATCTTGTGAAAGGGGATTTAATAATTGGGAAAAATATCCCGATGAAGTGAGATTAATTTTAGCCAATATGGCATTTAATCTTGGTATAACAGGTTTAATGAAATTCCGCAACATGATTAAAGAAATTGATAATGGTGATTATAAACAAGCATCTATCGAAGGCCTTGATTCGCGATGGGCGAAACAAGTATATAACCGTGCGAAACGATTAATGAATCGTTTACGCGACATAGAAATATAGGAAAGAAATGGCAACAGGAAAAGTAAAATGGTTTGATTCAAATAAAGGTTTTGGATTCATTACTCCAGATGACGGTGGTAAGGATGTGTTTGCACATCACACTGGTATTGCGGGTAAAGGATTTAAATCATTAGAGGAAAATCAATTAGTAACGTTTGATGTTACAGACGGTCAAAAAGGACCACAAGCATCTAACATAGAAATTTAAACAGAGAGAAATACATAATGAAAGAACAATTGTTAAAAGCCCTTAATATGAAGTATCAAGGGGAAATTGAAGCAGCAAAAGCAAATATAGAGATATATCTAACTAATTCTGTCGGTATAGGAGAGCATCCAGATATTATTGGTGCGATTGATACTCAGATGCATCAAATAGCTGAAGCAGAAGACAAAATTGTAGTGTTGAAAACACATTTCATACCGCCAAAAATATAATTGTAGACTAATTTAACTTTAGGGGTTATAATAGTCTTATGCACTTTTATACAAATGTCGAAAAATATAAAAATTTTATTCTAATACGTGGTATTAAGAATGGTGAGCCATATCTTAAACGATTAGAATATAAACCAACTTTATATTTTCCTACAAAAAAAGACTCACTATACAAATCTATTCGTGGAGAAAATCTGCAACCAAAGAAATTTGGTACGATTGGCCACGCCTATAATTGGAGAAAAAAGTATACTGAAACAAACATCGATATTCATGGGTTTGATTCATGGGAATATACATTTATCAGTGAATCATTTCCTAGTCGAATAGAATTTGACATCAAACAAATTAAAATACTTAATATTGATATTGAGTGTGAAAGTGAAGGTGGATTTCCAGAACCAATAGAGGCAGTAGAAAAAGTTAATGCAATAACCATGAAACTTTTTGGTGATGATATTAAACATGTCATTGGGTCGAATGACTTTGATTTCAAAACAGATGACCCAAATATAAAATACTATAGATGTAAACATGAATTAGAATTACTTCAAACTTTTATTGATGTCTGGAAAAAACTTAATCCTGATATTGTTACTGGATGGAATGTTGAAACATTTGACATGACATATCTTGTTAATCGTATTTGGAAAAAGTTTAATTGGGATAAGGTTAGAGAACTTTCACCACATACGTTGGTAACATCTAGAGAGTGGATGTATATGGGTCAAAAGAAAGTTATGGCATATAAAATTTTTGGTGTGTCAATTATTGATTATCTAAAAATGTATAGAACATTTACGTATACAAATCAAGAGACATATCGTTTAGACCATATAGCTCAAGTAGAATTGGGTAGAAAGAAGATTGATTATTCTGAATTTGGCGCGATGCATTTGTTTTATAGAAATGATTATCAGAAATTTTTAGAGTATAATATACGTGATACTGATTTAGTAGAAGCTCTAGATGATAAGTTACAATTGATGGAATTAGCTATCACTATGTCATATAATGCAAAGTGTAATTATCAAGATGTATTTGGTCCTGTTAGATATTGGGACTTATTAATTTATAATTTCTTAAAGAAAAAGAATATTATTCCACCACCCAAAAAGGGCCAACAAGGTTCTAAAATTATTGGTGCATATGTAAAGGAACCTAAAATTGGTTTACATAATTGGGTTATGTCGTTTGATTTAAATAGTCTGTATCCACATTTAATTATGCAATATAACATGTCACCAGACACATATATTGAGACCCCATTTAACCAAGATATATCGGTGGATAAACTTTTAAATGGAGAGGTTGATATAACTTCTATGAGGTCATCTACAGTAACACCTAATGGAGCTCAGTTTAGAATAAACAAACAAGGGTTTCTACCTGAGTTATTAGAAGAAATGTATGATGAGAGGGTGTTGTACAAACAAAGGATGATTAAAGCAAAACAGCTGTTAGAAGCCGAAGACGAACCATCAAAAAGAAAGAGATTAGAATATACGATTACAGCGTTTAATAATAATCAGATGGTTAGAAAGATTTCTCTCAATTCAGCTTATGGTGCTTTGGGTAATCCTTATTTTAGATATTTTAATCGTAACATAGCTGAAGGAGTTACAACAGCTGGTCAGTTAAGTATTAAGTGGGTTGAGAAAGCTGTTAATACTTATTTAAACAATTTATTAGAGACTGATGAAGATTATGTCATAGCGATTGATACAGACTCAATATATGTAACTTTTGATGCTTTAGTTAGTAAGGTAAACCCTAAAAATCCAGTAGATTTTTTAGACACGATTGCAAAAGAAAAAATAGAACCAATGATAAATGATTCGTATGAAGAATTGTCTTCGTATATGAATGCTTATCAAAATAAGATGCAGATGGGTAGGGAAGTTATTGCTGATAAAGGTATATGGACTGCTAAGAAAAGATATATTCTTAATGTACATGATTCAGAAGGTGTCAGATATAGAAGTCCCAAATTGAAAATAATGGGTATAGAAACAGCTAAATCCTCGACTCCTATGTGGTGTAGAAAGAAACTTGAAGAAGGTATTCGTACACTAATGAATGGTACAGAAAATGATGTGTGGGAGTTTATTAAAGAAGCGGGGGATGAATTTTACAAACTTCCAGCTGAAGATATAGCATTCCCTCGTGGTGTTCAAAATGTTTCCAGATATCGTGATGCAGCTTCAATTTATAAGAAGGGAACCCCGATTCATGTACGGGGCTCATTACTTTACAATAATTATTTAACTAAATATAAAATAGATAAGAAATATCCTGTTATAACTAATGGTGAAAAAATAAAGTTTTGTTACGTGACATTACCAAATATAATGAATGAAAATGTGATATCTTTTGTCAATGCATTACCAAAAGAGTTTGAATTGGATTCTTATATTGATTATGATACTCAATTTAGGAAATCTTTTGTAGAACCTTTAGGTATTATTTTAAATAAAATAGGGTGGACAACTGAACCAGTTTCTACTCTTGAATCATTTTTTGGATAGGATAACAAAATGAAACCATATACATATAAAGCAGAATGTCTCCGAGTAGTAGATGGAGATACAATTGATGTTAGGCTTGACCTTGGCTTTAACATTTATCATAAAGGTCGAGTACGTTTAATGGCTATAGACACGCCAGAGTCTAGAACCAGAGATTTAGAAGAAAAGAAATTTGGATTGTTGGCAAAACAATATCTTAAAGATTGGATACACCAGCATGACCATATTCTTGTTGAATCAACCGAGAAGGGCAAGTTTGGTAGAATATTAGGTAATATTTGGAATCCTGATGCTACTGAATGTGTTAATACAAAACTAATTACAGACCATCACGCAGTACCATATTTTGGTCTGAGTAAGGAAGATGTCAAGGCCCAACATCTGGCTAATAGAATTCACTTGACAGAACAGGGATTCGTAGTATAATAGGATCGTGGAATTAACAAATATCCAGTATATATTCTTAGGGTTACATTGTGTAACTTGGGTTTTACTATTGGTAGTGTATAGTGAATTTCGTTCATGGAAGAGGGAAATACGTTTCCACATTAATTATGATAATACTCTTAAGGCTAAAAGACAAGAGTTGAAAAATGGAGGCAATATATAATGAGTTATTTGAAAAGTCTTATCAAGACTACTGGAAATGAATTCGCATCTGTAGTAAAAGACGGTGTACAAGCAGCAGATGTCAGTGGTTACATTGACACAGGTTCGTACATATTTAATGCTTTATTATCGGGTTCAATATATGATGGATTACCTAATAATAAGATTACAGCATTAGCTGGTGAATCTGCTACAGGTAAAACATACTTCGCACTTGGTGTGTGTAAACAATTTTTAGATGACAACCCTGAAGCGGCTGTTATCTATTTTGAGTCTGAAAGTGCAATCACAAAGAACATGATTGAAGATAGAGGAATTGATTCTTCTAGAATAGTCATTGTTCCTGTCACAACAGTACAAGAGTTTAGAACACAATCTATTCGTATCTTGGACCAGTACATAGAAGATAAAACAGATATGAAAATGTTATTTGTTTTAGATTCTCTTGGTATGTTATCGACTACTAAAGAAATAGAAGATACAGCTAAAGGTGCTGAGACTAGAGATATGACTAGAGCTCAATTAGTGAAGGGAGCGTTTAGAGTTTTAACACTTAAACTTGGTAAAGCTGGCGTTCCATTAATCGTAACAAATCATACTTATGATGAAATGGGATTGTTTGCTAGAAAAGTTATGGGTGGTGGAAGTGGTCTTAAGTACGCAGCTTCATCTATTATCTTTTTATCTAAAAAGAAAGAGAAAGACGGAAAAGATGTTATTGGTAATATTATTCATTGTAAGAATGAAAAATCAAGACTTACGATTGAGAACAAAATGGTAGATGTCATATTAAGATATGAACAAGGGTTAGATAGATATTATGGATTACTAGAACTAGCAGTCAAGTATGGTATCTTTAAACAAACATCTACAAGAGTTGAACTACCTGATGGTACAACACAATTCGGCAAAACAATTAACAACAATCCAGAGAAATATTTCACACCAGAAATATTAGATAAATTAAACGAAGCAGCTAAACAAGAATTTTTATATGGCAACGAGATTAGAACAGACAATACTG